CACGTAACGTTATTGCACTCGGCAACCCCGGCGCCTACGGCACCGCCGCCGGCGAAATTGCAGGCGTTCCTGTTGTCGTTGACGCAGGTATCCCGGTTAACCTCGGAGCCGGCACCAATGAGGACGCGATTATTGTTGCGAACCGTGCCGACCTCGTGCTTATGGAGCAGGCAAACAGCCCGCTTATGTTGCGTTACGAGTCGGTCGGTTCGGGCACCCTGACCACCCGCATGGTCGTGTTCGGGTATAGCGCGTTCACCGCGGGTCGTTACCCGACCGGCGTCGCTAAGGTGCAGGGCACCCTGCTCGCCGCGACTCTCTGATAGTTAGCGGGTGCCCGCCCCCGTAGCCCTTAAGGGCGGGCACCCGCACCGATCACACAAGGGGACACAATGTCGAAATATGTGCAAAACCTGATCGCGCAGGGTGCCGACCCGGTACTCATTGCGAAACTCGGCGGACATCCCCGCGCCGACGCGGCGCCGGTCGACGACACGGCAGACGACAGCCCGGCGCCGCGTAAAATCTCGAAACCGCGCAAGCGGACCGCGAAGCGGTGAGCAACTACACAACCCGCGCCGACGTAAAAGCGTCTCTCGGCATACCGGTCGCGGCTACCGCCGACGATGACGCGATCGACGCGGCAATCGCCGCCGCCGAAGCGCTCGTCGACAACTACACAGGGCGCACGTTCGTCGCCGCGTCATCAACACGCACATATATACCGCGTACCGCGTCCACGCTCGACATCGACGACCTCACATCCGTGACGTCAGGGCTGACCGTTAAAACCGACGAGGATCAAGACGGCACATTCGAAACGACGTTAACGATCACAACCGATTTCGTGGCAGTCGGTAACGACGCGCCGTTCCGCACCCTGACGAACGTTAACCGTGGATGGCCGCTGTCATTGTACGGACGTCCAACCGTGGAAATCACAGGCGTGTTCGGTTACGCCGCCGCTGTCCCCGCGAACATTAAACAGGCGGCGCTGTTAATGTCGTGTCGCCTATTTCAACGGAAAGCGTCACCGCTCGGATTTCAGGCGGGCGCTATTTCAGAATTTGGGCCCGTCCGTATTTCACGCACCGACCCGGACGTCGCCGCGTTGCTACAAGGCGTCAAATTGTTCGGGGTCGGCTGACTGTGGCCGACTACCGAACAGTTAAAAGCGGGCTCGCTGACACGCTCGCAGCATCGGCAAATTTGACTGTCGTCTACACGCAGGTTCCCGACGTGTATACGACCCCGTGCGCTGTGCTCGTGCCCGGCGACAACCCGGCGACATATCACGGCGCGATGATCGGGCAAGGCCTGACCACGTTTGAATTCAAAATTCAAGTACTCGTGCAACGTTTCGACATGGAACACGCCGCCGACGCGCTCGACGTGTTCGTGCACGGTCCCGACAGTATCGACGCGCTAATCCGAGCCGACCGCACCCTCGGCGGTGTCGCTGCCGACTCGGTAGTCGACCGATGTGCTAACTATGGACAAGTATTAGCAGGCGACGACGTGTTCCTCGGCGCCGAATTTGACACAAGAGTGATGGTGAACCCATGACATACCGAATCGTTACAAATCGCCTCGGGCACGACATCGGCGCGATCGTCACCGCCGACGACCTGCCGGGGGCTAATATTGGGGCGTTGCTCGCGGCAAATCACATTGCCGAGGTCGACACCGCAACCGAGGCCGACAGCGAACAGAAACCGCGCCGCAAGGCACAGAAAACAGAACAGGACTAAAACATGGCTCAAATTGTCTACACCGACGTAAAGTTCACGATTAACTCTGTCGACCTTTCCGACCGGACGATGGGCGCCGTTCTGAATCACGACGCAGACCAAATCGAAGTGACCGCAATGTCAGACACCGCGCACAAGTACGTTGGCGGTCTCGAAAACATTTCGGCGACGATCGAACTGCAACAGGATTTCGCGACCGGCGAATCCGACCCGACCATTGAAGCGCTGATCGGCACGACCACGACCTACATTCTGCAGCCGACATCGGCAGCGGTCGCCACCGAAAATCCGACATTTACGGTCAGCGACGCGCTCGTCGCGTCATATCAGCCGATTAACGCAGGCGCACCCGGCGAGTTAGGCACGTTCAGCCTTGAACTCGTCGGCGGTACCCTCGTCCGGGCGACGTCGTAAACCGTGTTCGGGTTTAGGGTATCCGTCGCGAAACGCGACGGATCTAAGGGCACCTACGATCTCGACCTGAACAGTCTGTGCGAATTCGAAGAAATCGCCAAAATCGGGGTACCGGTCGCGTTTTCCGAGTCGAACGTAAAACTCACGCACCTTGCGTTGCTCGGATGGATCGCCGAGAAAAACGCCGGAAACGTGGTGAAACCGGTCGACCAATGGCGCAAAGACGTGGTGTCGGTTGACATAGATAATGCGCCGGTCCCTACGTCCGGGGCGGAATAGCCGCACAAATCGCGTCGCTGTCACTTGCGACCGGTATTTCGCCCCGCGACCTACTCGACACACCGCCGATCATCGTCGAAGCGATGATGCGGCAACTAAAAGAGCAAGCGAGACAGGCGAAGCGGAAACATGGCTAACGGCGTCGTCGGGTTCCGAATTGAGAACCGGGCAGGGAAACAAGGCATAGAAGGCCTACGCGAATTTAACCGTGCGGCGCGGGCGCTCGGCGACGACACAAAAACGGCAATGAAGCCGACACACCTTGAAGCCGCCGAAATTGTCGCTCGTGAAGCCCGCAAACTTTCCCCGGCACGATCAGGGCGGCTACGTAATAGCATCGTCGGGCGGGCTGTGCAGTCAGGCGGTCGGGTACGTATCGGATTCGGCGGCGGTGTCCCATATGCCGGTCCGATCCATTTCGGATGGCCTGCTCGTCGCATCCGCCCGCAACCGTTCGTCTATGATGCGTTAGACCCTCGTCGTGCCGACCTTGTGCGGCTATACGAGGCCAGAATCGACGAACTGACGAAACGGCACAAACTGCGCTGATGGCTAAAAGCATTTCGATACCGATCACGGGCAACGCAGCACCGTTACGTCGCACGTTACAAAACACGCAAAAAGACGTCGGGAAATTCGGGTCGTCGGTCGGTGCAGCGTTCACGAAACTAGGCAAGGTCGCTGCGATCGGTGCGGGTGCCGCCGTCGCCGGGGCGGTCGCCCTCGGAAAAGCCGCGTTCGACGCGGCAGAAACCGCCGCAACGTCAAATGCGCGCATCGCGCAAATTGCCGAAAGCATGAGCCTATTTGGTGACGCGACAAGCGACGTCACCGACCGGCTTGTCGGCCTCGCTAATGAGCAGGCACGGCTAACCGGCGTCAATCAAAACACGATCAAAGAATCGCAAGCGCTCCTGCTGACGTTCGGGAACCTTGCCGGGTCTGCTGACGAGGTAGGCGGCGCGTTTGACCGGGCGACGCAGTTAACGCTTGACATGGCCGCAGCGGGTTTCGGGTCGGCAACCGACAACGCAAAACAACTCGGAAAAGCACTAAACGACCCGATCAAAGGCATCAGCGCACTTGCCCGGTCGGGTGTCACATTCACCGAGCAACAAAAAGAACTGATCGAAACGCTCGTCGAATCGGGCGACCTGCTCGCCGCGCAAGACTTGATTCTCGACGAAATCGAAAATCAGGTCGGCGGCACCGCGCTCGCAACCGCTAACGCAAGCGACCGCATCAAAGTCGCTTTTTCGCAAATTAACGAGCAACTAGGCACCGCGTTACTGCCCGCGTTCGAAGGGCTAACAAATTTCGTGCTCGACACCGTGGTGCCCGGTTTGCAAACTCTCGTCGACACGTTCGAAGAGGACGGCCTTTTAGGCGTGTTGAAACTCGTCGGCGGGTGGATCGTCGACGGCGCTAAAGAAGCCGTAGCCAAACTGTGGGACTGGGCGCAGGCAGTCGGCGCGTGGATGATCGACACAGGCCTGCCGTATCTCAGCGAGAAAGCCGCCGAGTGGGGCGGCGCCCTGTGGGAATGGGTCACGACCGACGGGTGGGACACCATCAAGAAACTTGCGGAATGGCTCGGCGCTGTCGGCACATGGTTTGTCGACACCGCGTTGCCGTACCTCGGCACAAAAGCCGCCGAATGGGCCGCCGCCCTGTGGGAATGGGTGACCACCGACGGGTGGGACACAATTAAGAAACTCGCGGAATGGCTCGGCAAGGTCGGGGCATGGTTTACCGACACCGCGTTGCCATACCTGAAAACGAGAGCGGAACAATTGGCCGCGGCGTTGTGGGAATGGATTAACACCGACGGCGCCGACGCGACTAAACAACTTGCCGAATGGATGAATAGCGTCGCTGACTATATCCGCGATGACCTCGGACCGGCGTTTGGCGATGCGATGGCGGGCCTTGTCGATTCGCTGTGGTCGTGGATTAACGGCACCGAATCAGAAGAGGCGACCGGCGACGCTGCCGAGGACCTGTCAAACAATTTTGCGAACGCTTTTGTGACAGAACTCGCCCCCGCGCTACTACGGGTCAACTACGAAATATATCAGGCGATCGTCGACGGCCTCGGCGACGCTTTTAAACAGGCAGGAAAAAACGCCGCAAAAGACCTGACCGGCGGATTCACGAGCGGCGATTTCGGCAAAATCGGCGATTTTATCCAACGCATCCCCGTCGGCGGTGTCGACCTCACCCCCGGATTCGACATCCCATACATTCCCGGCCTAGCACGAGGCGGACCCGTAAAAGGAAACACACCGTACATTGTCGGCGAGCAAGGCCCCGAACTATTCATGCCGCACACCGCCGGGAACATCGTTCCTAATCATCGCCTCGGTGTCGGCGGCGGCGTTAACGTCACCGTTAACATGCCCGCCGGATCGGACGGCGCCGACGTGGTGCGCGCTATCCGCCGTTATGCACGGAACACGGGCACGCTGCCGATCCCGGTCACTGACAAGGTGCGCGCGTGACAATCTCGACAGCGGTCACCGTAAAAATCGGTGACCTAGAGGTGCCCGGTGTGCAGGCCCCGGTCGATTTCACGGATCGCACAATGGGACTAAGCACAGAACTAGCCGCCGACATCGGCGAAATAGGTGCCGCACAATGCCGCATCACGTTAGATAACACCGACGGCGCGTTAACACCCGGCGGCGGGTCGACCTACTCGTCGTGGGACTGGCACAGCAAAGCAATATTTATCGACGCCACCGTCGGCGCGCACACCGCCACAATTTTTCACGGTTTACTTACCGATTTCGAACTCGACGACGACGGTGTAAACAGTTTTGTGACGATCCGCGGAAACGATTTTATGACTGTCGGCGGGCGCGCCGTCCAAACACAACAGGCAGAATACGGGTTCAGCGTGCTAGTCGGCGACGCGATCACATTCACGTTCGACCGAACGCTCGTTGATTTCGGCAGCGGACCGGTTTTGGATTTCTCTGGTGTACCGATGCCACAATGGGGGTTGCAGTACAAATTCACGTTCGTGAAAGAGTACCCGTTGCGTACAGATGCCGACACTGGTGCCGACCCATATGTCACTGGTGATGAGCGTGTCGCGTCTGACTGGTTGCAGACTGCGGTGATGCCGTTCGGTCCGGCTGTGGCATGGCCGACCCGAATCTACGCAAGCGGACCGACGTTCCCAGTTCCGCAATACACCACCGCACGGTACGAGTTTTATTCGATGAGTCACAGTCTTGTGACTGAAACACGGTACACATACAAGTTCGCTGAAAACACAGCGTCAGGTGAATTGCCGTTCCGTAATTTGCAGCGCGGGTGGACAGTTGACGAACTAATAACGAAAGCGAAAATTACCGGCGTCGCAGCGAAGTTCACGGGCTCGTCAACGCACACTGCGGAAGTGACAAACACTGATGCCGAAAGTCTTTACGGTGAACGTGCAATCACGTACACCGACATCATGTTGAGCGATGGTCTTGCCGTCGAAGGTGGCGCAGACGGTCAGGCACAACGCATTGCGGAACGCTACGCGAACGCTCGCAGCCGATCCGAATTTGTGGTGCAACAATTACAAGTGACGTCGAAAATGTGCGACGCCGCAGTCGGTGCGTCGTCGGCGTCTGAGCAGGCATGGGCCGAACTACTCGACACGTTTTCGGGGATGTGGCAGGTCGCCACGGTCGAATTCACCCCGGCAGGCACCGCGACCACTATTACCGAACCGGTCATAATTTGGGGCCGCAGAATCGACGCAACACCCGATGAC